TGGAAGCACAACAAAAGGCTTTACGTGAACAACAAGAAGCTGAGTCTAAAAAACAACGTGATGCTGAAATGAGACAAGCCGCCGATGAAGCTCGCAAAGCACAAAGAAAGAGACGTGGCAGAGCAAGTTTAATCAGCAGAAGTGGTGGCAGTGGCAGTTTGGGAATTTTAGACAGTGTCACTCGTACATCAAGTGGACTTAGACCGTTAGGTGAAAACTTCACACAACTATCAAATTAAGGAAATATGCAATTATCAATTATCCAACAGACTTACAAGTTGGCGAAAGCCCAACGTGAGAAACACGAAGAAGAAATTTCAGAAGCATACAAGTTCACAAGACCAAACAGAGACATTTGGCGTAACAGAGAAGCACAGACTGACAGAACAAAAATTTATGATTCAACAGCACCAGACAGTGTGCAGAATTTAGTTTCAACAATATTAAATCTTTTGATACCTCAAAATCAACAGTGGGCTACTTTGAGTGTGAGAGAAGATGTCAAAGACGAAGTCGCAAGTGACATCAAAAAACAATTAGACAAAGCAAACAGGACTGTGTTCAAAACAATACGTGACAGTAATTTCTATATTGCGGCTTCGGAAAGTTTGACTGACGCCATCATAAGTGGTGTTGGTGCTATTGGAATGTATGAGACAGAGACTGAAATAGAATTCATTGGTATACCAACATATCAACTGTATTTTTTAGACAACTACAAAGGTGATGTTGATTGTGTTTTTAGAGAGCATTCAGCAACAGCACAGTACTTGGCAGAGAACTACAAAAACATACCCGCAAACATAAAAGAGATTGCAGAGAAAGCACCACAGACAATGATACCATTGACTGAAAGTTGTATGAGAATGACCAACGATGAAGACTTCACCTATTCAGTAATGATCGGCAAAGAACTTGCACCAGTGTACACGAAGAAGATGAAAACACAGATGTTTGTTGTTTTCCGTTTCGGACGAACAATTGGCGAGGTGTGGGGCGAGTCACCAACACGTATGGCATTACCTTACATCAGAACAATCAACGAAGCACAGATGCTGATGTTACAAGCAGCTTCTTACGCCTCACTTGGTGCTTGGCAAGTGAACAGTGAGACGGCTGTGAACTTCGCAAACGTGAAACTGAAAGCTGGTGATGTGATCACAGTTGATCAACCGTTACAGCCTATCCCATTTGCTGGCAACTTCACAATCACTGACGCCACAATACAAGATCATCGACAACAGATTAGAAGAATGATGTTCAATGATGTGATACTGCCACCCGAAAATGCGGCTTCAATGACAGCAACAGAAATACAGATCAGACAGGCAGAATTCTATCGTAGACTTGGCACGTACGGACTACGTTTAGAACAAGAATTCCTACGCCCGATCATATTCAATCTCGTCAAAAGATTACAGTTACGTGGTTCAATACCAGAATTCGTAACAGACAACACTGCATTTGAGATAGTCGTAAACAGTGCTGTTAAGAGAGGTATTGCTATGAGTGAGATAAGCAGAGACATACAGTTGTTGCAAGTGATCAGTGGTTTGGGACAAGAAGCACTGATGAATGTTGATCTAACAAAACTGGCACGTAAGATTTTACGTGATGGAGATATGTCACCCGAAGTGTTGAGGAGTGATGACGAGATAGAAGAAATGGTCACACAGATGCAACAGCAACAGACGTTGGCACAAGCCGCACAGCAGATAGTTGAGAACACCCAACAATCGCCCGAACAACCAAATTAGATTACCAATCCACTATTTCGGAGTCGTTTTACCGAAGTTAAATAAATTAAAATAACAACACAAACGAAACAAAATGAACCAAAAAGAAATACAAGAACACTACAAGAGAGTGTTTGACAACGACAGTGGTAGACAGGTGCTTTTGGATTTAGAGAGAGTCACAAACACGACACGTGTTACAGCAGACAGCCCTAACCCTTACAGTGCGATCTACATAGTCGCCCAACAACAACTACTGAAACGAATACGTAATATGACACAGTTACGTACAGCCAAAATAGAAAAGGACAACATCAAATGAGCAACGAACAGTTAACAGAAACGAACACACAAACACCAACAACAACAGCTGGTGAGAACACGGTCGCAGCTGAAACAGAAACAAAGACGAATTTATTAGACACAGCAACAGAGACACAAGTTGAACAGACGGAAACAGATAGACCCAATTGGTTACCTGAAAAATTTAAAACTGCGGAAGACTTGGCGAAAAGTTATGCGGAGTTGGAAAAGACACTGGCTGACAAGTCTCCAAAAATACCCGAACAATATGATTTTTCCTATGCAAAAGAATTTGGACTTGCCGATATGGACGACGAACTACGAAAGGAAGTCAACGAAGCATTCAAACACGCCAAACTGTCAGAACAGCAAGCAAAAGAAGTGATGGCGTTGTACAGTGATCAAGTCACAAAGATAACTGATCAGCTGTTGAGTGCACCTCGCACAGACCTACAACAAGAACAAGGCAGTCTACAAAAAGTATGGGGTGAGAAGTATGCGGACAACATACAAGCAGTCAAACAGTATGCTGAAAAACTGCCAAAGAGAATGTTGGAGTATCCACTTGTTGACACAGCTGAAGGCATACAGTTCTTACAAGAAATGATGATGAACAACGTGCAGAATCCAATAGTGAGCACTGCCGCAAACAGACCCAATGTCGTTTCGATAAGAGAACAGATCAATGATATGCGGGCTGATGACAAAATGAAACTGCCAGCTGGCGACCCAGTTGGTGAAGCACACAGACAGAAACTGTACACACTGTATGAAGAACTGGAACGTGTGAAGCAATAGAATCCTACTAAAAAGTACGTTGTCTACGTTAAATAGGACTGTGTACCGCCGTCAGTTATGTGGCCATAATCTGTTTGCGGTACACTGAAAACTAACGAGGATAACCGTGCTCGAAACCTTTACGCCACTTGCCCGATTTTGATTGATAACGTTTCACCCAATCAACTCGAGTGTCTAATATTATCATATTGAAAAATTTTCTAAGTAGATTGTCTTTGTCTCTGTAATTGTATGTTTCAGTGAAATACTTGTCTATTTTACCATTAGCACGTTTTACTTGATTGTGTTCATAAGTGGCTTTGTAATCCATCAAAACTCCATACAAAGCATCAACATCAAGTCTTACAGTTGGATATTGTTTTTTATTTTTAGGCACGTTCAACCACAATTTCATCATCACTTCATCGTTGTTGCTGTTGATCTCACTAAACTTCTTTGCACATCTCGTTGCGATATCACTGTCTTTTAACCAGAAATAAAAAGTCTTGTTAGATGATTTTTGTGGTCTAACTATGCTGTCAGACATATCACCAAACTCATACAAGGGTGTTCCAAAAAAATTATCAACGACTTTGTCTTTTGCTGGTGCTATTTCAATGTTTTTACCAACGAAAAATTTATTCTTTTTGAAATTAAAATTAGCTACACAGTTCGCCAAGTAATCTAATGCTTGCGATTGATAACGTAAAAGATTGTGTGGGATTTTGTTATTTCGAATTGTTCTACGTTTAATCTGTATTCGAGTTGGCATTGTAAGAATATACTTTTGTTTTGATCTTATAACAACTGCTTCATACGAACGAGAAACGTAGGTATTGGTAGCCACGCCGAAGGCGTGAGCCGAAAACCTTTAAAGCCGACTATATGTAGTCACCATCTGTGTTGTGCGAGTACTTGCGAATAACTTACACAACAGCCAAACCATACGATCAGCCGCATAATATGGAAGGTTCTTACACTGTGTGGGTGAGATCAACTGTGGATTAGAATTGCCATTATATGGAAGGTATTTGTGGTGTACACCAAGTGTGCGGTTTGCAGATTGATTTTTGGGAGAATGGTCTAAAATTTTCTGACTATATCTTGTGCCGTCTGGTACAGAACATATACCCCCACTTTTTGCGATTTTGACACCAGGCGGCAACCACCATTTTTTTCTACAATCATTTTAAGTAAGTG